TCGTCCGCCCGAGGAGGTCAAGCGCGAGGGCTGGCGGGAACAGGGCCTGCTCGCCGTCTCGGTCGACGACCAGCGACTGACGTGGCCCGAACGGGAGCTGATCCGGCAGATCGGCAACAAGCTCTTCGGCCAGCGCCCGAACGCCAGGAGAAGGGAATCATGTTGAGGGGTCGCAAACGAAAACCCGGCCAGCGTCATCCTTGCGGCAAGCGTATCCGAAGCGAGACCGAGAGAGAGGCCATGCAGACCGTCATCGATGCACGAAGGCGCCATTACGGCGTCACCGCCCGGCAGGCCCGTGACGAGCGTTTGGCTACATCGCTGGGCCGGCTCTCCTATCAGGACTTCATCAGTCCGGCGCAGTATGCGGCAGGGCTTCGGTTTGGCGAACTCTACCAGCGTCACCACCTGACCCTTGGCATGCCCGTGCCGCACCCGCGGTCGCCGGCAGGCCTGATGATTGCGGCTGGCTTCGGTGGCGGTGCAACCGCCGATCCCGATGACGAGTTGGTGGCCAAACTGCGTGACGCGTTCAACGCCGCGACCGACGCCCTTGACGCCTGCGACCGAGACCATCGGATGGCGGGAGGGCGCAAGCCATCGCTGCTGCTCTATCGGGTTGTTTGCGTCGATGAGGACACGACGCTGTGGCCCGAGGCCGATCTCGGCAATCTGCGCGTCGCCCTCAACACGCTCATACGGGAATTCCGGATGAGGGAGTGAGACTGCGAGCGAAATCATTCGCAGAGGTGCGCAGGATTACGCTCAGATGCGGTCACGACAAAAAAAAGAAGTGCTAATCGTTTTTGTGTTGACGGGATTCTGCGGCGCGCGTAAAAGTTCCGATATTCCAGTGTTGGACATGCGCCCGGAGCTAACGCCCCGGGCGTTTTCTTTTGGGGCGACCGATGCAGTTGGTCATCAACGCCCGAGATCAAGTGCTCATCAAGTACGGCAATCAGCTCGCCGCTCTCGGCGAAAAGCAAGCCCGCACCGCAATGTCGCGGGCGTTGAACCACGAGGGCGACAAAGGTCGCACGCAGGTCAAACGCGCTCTCGTCAAGCAGACGGGGATCAAGTACGGCGCGATCGACAAGGCGATGGCGACGATCCACTCGACGCAGGCGACTCTGACTTACCGGCTGAAGGCACGCGGTGAGGAAACCAACATCGCCTGGTTCGGTGGCGTGCAGCGCGGCAAGGGCGTGTCGGCAGCACCGTGGAACAAGCGACGTATCTTCGCGCACTCGTTCATCGTGCCGAGGTTCGGACGTGCGTTCCTACGGCGCTCGAAGCAACGACTGCCGATCCGTGGTGTCTTTGGGCCAAACGTCGCGCGCGAGTTGGTGAAGGATTCGAGCGCTGCGGCGTGGCAGGCGGGCGTTGCCAACATCGTCGCGCGCATTGGGCACGAGATCGCACGCATGCTGCCGCGCTGACGTGTCGCCAGACGCGATCGTTTGGACGACCGCGACAGGAGGCCGTACGTGCGCCGTCGCCGCGGGCGGCAGTTCAGCCAACCCTCAAAAACTGTCGCACGAGCGGCCACGTGTGCGGCGCAGCAAAGACAAAAAGGGTCCTTCCTTCAAGGGGTTAGGGAGCGGTCGCGCTGCGGCCCCATAAACGCGCGTTTTTCCAAATCGAAAAACCTCAGTTTGGTTTGGTTTCAAGGCCGAATATCCAAATGAATTCAATGATCCGAGCCGCAAAACCCTCAGCCTCGTGGCCGGCCGCCAAGGTCGAAATCTGGGCCATCGAGCGGCTCACCGCGAACCCGCGGAATGCCCGCGTCCATGGGCCCGAGCAGATCGAGCAGATCCGGGCGTCGCTGCGCGAGTTCGGTTGGACCATGCCGGTGCTGGTGCGCGAGAACGGCATGCTGATCGCCGGGCATGGCCGGCTCGAAGCCGCCAAGCTGGAGGGCATCGCCGAGGTGCCGACCATTGTCGCCCACGGCTGGTCCGAGGCGCAGTGCCAAGCGTATGCCATCGCGGACAACCGGCTGACGGAATCGAGCGACTGGAATGACGAGCTGCTGCGGCTTGAGCTCGGCGACCTCCAGGCCGCCGGATTCGATTTGACGTTGACCGGCTTCGATCAGGACGAGTTGGACAAGTTGCTGCTGACCGGAGCCGATCTTGACGGGGATCCCGACGACGCTCCTGAGCCTCCGGTCAATCCCATCAGCCGCCCCGGCGATCTGTGGATTTGCGGCGAGCATCGGGTGCTCTGTGGCAATGCCACGGTGCTGGCTGACGTCGAGAAGGTGCTGGATGGCGAGCTTGCCGACATGGCCTTCACGGATCCACCGTACAACGTGAACTATGCCAACTCGGCCAAGGACAAGCTGCGCGGCAAGAACCGGCCGATCCTGAACGATGCTTTGGGCGATGACTTCGGTTCACTGCTCTACGATGCCTGCGTCAACATCCTGCTGGTCACCAAGGGCGCAGTCTACATCTGCATGTCGTCGTCGGAACTTGATCGACTGCAGAAGGCATTCCGCGAAGCCGGCGGCAAGTGGTCGACGTTCGTGATCTGGGCCAAGAACACCTTCACGCTCGGGCGGTCGGATTATCAGCGCCAGTACGAACCGATCCTGTACGGCTGGAAGGATGGCACCGATCATTACTGGTGCGGCGCACGCGACCAGGGCGACGTCTGGTTCTTCGACAAGCCGCACAAGAACGATCTGCATCCGACAATGAAGCCGGTGGCGCTGGTCGAGCGCGCAATCTGCAATTCGTCCAAAAGCCGGGACATTGTGCTCGACCCATTCGGCGGATCCGGTACGACCCTGATCGCCGCCGAGCAGTCTGGACGCCGTGCACGTCTGATCGAGCTCGACCCGAAATACGTCGACGTCATCGTCCAGCGCTGGCAGGGACAATCCGACCGTGTGGCGACGCTCGACGGCGACGGCCGAGGCTTTGACGAGATCAAGGCCGGGAAGGTGGCGGCGTAATGCAATCGAGGATCATGTCGCTTCTGGAATCGATCGCGAATGTCTTTGTTGGATTCGGGGTCGCCGTGCTCACGCAAGTGCTGGTCTTCCCGTTGTTCGGCCTGCACGCGAGCTTCGCTCAGAATATCTGGCTGGGCATCATTTTCACTGCCGTGTCGTTGGCGCGGAGTTATGCGTTGCGGCGATTGTTCAATACGAGTCGACAAGAAGAGAACCCGCCAATGATGACGGGTTCCAGCGTTCCAGCCGCGCAGCAGTGATTATGCGCTGATCTTGTAGACCCGCCCTCGCCGCTCGTCCTTCTCCGAGGTGACGTTGAGCCCGAGCTTCTTCTTCAGCGCGCCGGCGATGGCGCCACGGACGGTGTGGTGCTGCCATGAGAACGCTTCGGCGATTTCCTGGACGGTCGCGCCCTTCGCACGCCGCAGCATCTCGATGAGCTTGGCCTGTTTGCTGCCGTCACGAGCACGACGGGCCTTTGGCTCTTTGGTTTTGGGAGTGGGCGACTGGGAAACGGCCTCAGGCTCGGGGCTGGCAGTCGCGACATTTGTTTGATCTGCATCCACCTCGGTCGCGGCCTCGCGCTCATCGATACCGAGCGCATCGAGCGCCTTCGGAGTCGCACGCAGTGTCAGGCGGCCGCGTTTCTTATCTTCGCGCCAGACGGTGTCGTCGCGCTTCGCCTGCACTTCCTTGATCAAGCTCTTGTTGATCAGGCTGCCGAGGACCTTGGCGGCAGCGGCGCCCGGTAGCTTGGCCGTCAACGGGTAGACCGACCGATCCGGTCGTTGGCAGGCGGCGTTGAGGACGACAAGTTGGGAGTCGGAAAGTTGCGCCATGATGTTGCTCCGTGGGTAGCAGGGGCCACGACCATCGCAGCCCCGCTACTGCCCCGAGCCCCGCGACTGGATTATGCGGGGCGAGGCGTGGGAGCGTCGGCGTCTATGCGGCGTGTTCGCCTTCCTTGAAGGCGGCGTCCGTGATGTGCTTGAGCAGTTCAGCGTAGTGCGCCAGCGTGCCGGCGTGTCCCCAGTTGATGTCGTCGGGCGCGTAACCAAAGTGCTCATCGCTCAAGGCCTGGAGCCGCGCCAGCATGGTGTCGATCTCGGCCTTGCGGGCCATGAAGGCGTCGAGGGCGGCGTGATTGTCGAGGCGGGTGCGCATGGTGGTCTCCATCCGGTCGCCGCATTCACGCTTCACGCTCGCGCAAAGCCAAGCAGATAATCGGATCATTTGATTGCGATAATGACAAGACACCGATCATAAAGTGATCCGAGTTGATGGCGCGAACTTCTGCGAATACGGGAGGTCATGACGCCGCCGGCACGATCGCAGTCGATGTTGCCGCCAAGCTCCTGATGGTGACGCCGGAGTGGATCCGGCGATTGTCGAAGGATGGTTGGATCGCCAAGACGGATCGCGGCCGCTACCGCGTCGTCGATGTTGTCCAGGGTTACATTCGCTTCCTCAAGGACGAGGCACGGCGGTCGAGCAAGACGGCGTCGCACAGCCGATTGCAGGATATTCGCACGCGGAAGGAGGAACTGGCCGTCGCGCAGGCCGAGCGCGAACTGGTCCCGTTGGCGGAGGCCATGACGCTGGTCGACGAAGTCGCCGGCGCCGTTGTGGCCCGCGTGAACGCAATTCCCGCGCGTGTGACCCGCAACATCGGTGAGCGGGCGCTGTTGCAGCGAGAAGTGGATGACGCGCTCACCGAGGTGGCCGACCGCATCGAAAAACTTCGCGGTTCTTATCGATCGGGCCACGAGGATCCTGCGCCCGACGAGGAAGATCCCGCCTGACCAATGGGCGCGGGAGAACCGGGTCTATCCGCTTTCATCGGGACGGCCTGGCCCAAAGGATCCCGCGCTGACTCCGTACATGATTCCGTTCATGCGCGCGTTCGAAGATCCAAGTTACAACACGGTCGCCTTCGTCTGTGGCGGTCAGATGGGCAAAACCGATAGCGTCATCGACGTGATTCTGTCGCGGCTCGACCAACGCCCAGTGCCGATCATCTATGCCGGCCCGGACCGAAATTTTGTCACCGACCAATTCGAGCCGCGCTTCGACGACGCGCTCAACCGTTCGGCGAGCCTGGCGGTCAAGCTGGCGCGGGGGAAGAAGAACAAGAAGACCCGCAAGATCGTCTCCGGCGTGCCAGTCCGGCTCGCCTGGGCGGGCTCGGCCAACCAGCTCAAGTCCGATCCGGCCGGCCTCGCCATCGTCGATGAGCGCGACGGCATGGCCAAAAACATCAAGGGTGAAGGCGATCCGGTTCGGTTGCTGGAGGTCCGGGGCGACACGCACGCGGACTTTACCCTCGGGGTTACATCGACGCCGACCGAGGGGACGGTCGAGATCGAAAAGGATGAGGCAACGGGACTGGAATTCTGGAAGGTCGTCGATCAGGACGACATTGCCGGTCTCGACAGCCCGATCTGGAAACTCTGGCAGCGGGGGACGCGGTATCACTGGGCTTGGCCATGCCCGCATTGTGCGGACTATTTCATCCCGCGGTTCCGTTGCCTGGTCATCCCGAAGATCGACATCACGCCGAAGGGCGGGACGGAGCGGATCGAACGGGATGCCACACCGATCGAGGCTCGCCGGCTCGCTTTCCTGCAATGCCCACTCTGCGGCGGTGTCATCGAGGAGAAGCACAAGTTCGAGATGAACGCCCAGGGCGCCTACGTGGCGCCTGGGCAGCGGATCGAACCCGACGGCCGTGTCCTGGGCGATCCGCCGGCGAGCACCACCGTCAGCTTCTGGGTCTCGGGCCTTGCCTCACCGTTTGTGCCGTTCGGTGAGCGGGCCGGCCGCTATGTCGAGGCGGTCAATTCCGGCGACCAGGAGGAGGTTCAGACCGTCATCAATGGCGGGTTCGGCGAACTGTGGGCGCCGGCCGGCGGTGACGCACCGGAATGGGCTGATGTCGCCCGGCTCAAGCTGCCGTATCAATCACGCGACATCCCGTCCGGTGTCCTGTTGCTGACCGTGGGCGTCGATGTGCAGAAGAACCGGCTCGTCTACGTGATCCGCGGCTGGGGGGTGCGGCAGGAAAGCTGGTTGATCGAGCAGGCCGAATTGTGGGGCGAGACCGAGCATGCGGATGTGTGGACCGATCTCGCCGAAATGCTGGCGCGTCCAATCGGAGATCTCCTGATCCGCCGCGCCTTCATCGACTCAGGGTTTCGGCCGGGCAAGAAGGATGACGTTCCGGAGCACAGGGTCTACGAGTTCTGCCGCCGCCACGCCCGTGTCGCCTATGCGGTGAAGGGGTTCGACCATCGTGACCAGCCACTGTCGGTCAAGCGCATCGACGTGACGCCGAAGGGCAAAGCCGCCAAATACGGCCTCGACCTGGTTCGCCTCGACAGCGATTTTTTCAAGTCCTGGGTGCACGAGCGGGTGCGTTGGCCGGATGACCAGCCGGGCGGTTGGCACCTGCCGAGCGATGTGACCGAGGCCTATTGCCGGCAGATCGTCTCTGAGGGTCGGGTCAAGAAGCCGTCCGGCGGTTCGATGTGGGTCCAGCGCTCGCGGGAGAACCATTTCCTCGACTGCGAGGCGATGGCCTATGCGGCCGCCTACATGCTGGGTGTGCAGCGCATCTCTGATACGGCCCAGCCGCGACACCCGAGGCCGAAGATCAGGCTACAGGAAACCGACAGCGTGCCGCAGCCGAAGGCAACATCCAGCGTCGCCGCCATGGCGCGGCTGAACATGGGGCGGTGATGTCTTCGCCCGACGAAATCGCCCTCTGGCGGGCCCAACTCGCCGAGGCGGAAACCGCCCTGCATTCGATCATTGTCAACGGCGGCATCGCCAAGATGCGTCACGGCGACAAGATTATGGAATGGAACGCGCAAAATGTCGGCGTGCTGCGCGGCTACATCGCTGAACTCCGCGGCAGACTGGGCCTTGCAGGCCGAGGCTCCGCCCGCCGGGTGAACTTCTAATGGCGAATTTGTTGGGCCCCGACGGCAACCCGGTGAGGCCTCCAGCCGTGCCGCGTTCAGCAGCGCGCATGCTTGCCGCCGGCTACGCCGGCGCGTCAGTCACCGATCCTGACCTTGCCCTGTGGCGGCCGCCCCTGTGGTCGGCGCAGACAGCACTGTCGCCGGACCGTCCGGTGCTGGCGGCACGAATCCATGATCTCGCCCGCAACGACGGCTGGGCGTCGGGCGGCGTCACCCGCCAGGTCGACGCCGTCATCGGCGCCGGCTGGCGTCTGTCGTCGAAGCCGAACGCACGTTCCCTCGGGATCGATCCGGACGTTGCATCGGACTTGGCGTCGGACATCGAAGCGGCGTGGAAGGATTATGCCGAGGATCCAGACTGCTGGTGCGATGCCGGTCGGCGCCACAGCATGGGTGGGTTGCTGGCACTCGCATTTCGGCACCGGTTGATGGACGGAGAGGCGCTCGCCGCCATCCTGTGGCTGCCGCGCGGCGGCCGGTACGCAACCGCCATCCAGGTCATCGATCCGGACCGACTGTCAAACCCCTACAATGCGGTCGATACCTATTGGCGCCGGCAGGGGATTGAACTCGGCGATCATGGCGAACCGCTCGCCTATCACATTCGGCGATCTCATCCCGGCGACCAGAATGTGTTCAACCCCATGTTCTGGACCTGGGAGCGGATCCCTCGCGAGACCAGCTTCGGCCGCCGCATGGTGGTGCACGCTTTCGAGCCCGGTCGCTCCGGTCAGTACCGTGGGGTCTCGGTGCTGGCGCCGATCGTCAAACGGCTGCGCATGCTCGGCCGCTACGACGAGGCGGAACTGCAGGCCGCGGTGCTCAATGCCGTGATGGCAGCGTTCGTCGAAAGCCCGTTCGATCATGACCAGTTTGCCTCCGCGCTCGGCGGCGGCGAGGAATTGTCCGCCTACCAGCAGCAGCGGCTCGACTACTACCAGGCGGCGCCCATCAATGTCGGCGGCGCCAAGATCGCATTCACGTTTCCCGGCGAAAAGGTGACGCTGACCAAGCCAAACCACCCGAACAGCGTGTTCGAGGCGTTCGAGCGCGCCAGCCTGCGCAATGTCGCTGCCGCCATGGGTATGACCTACGAGCAGTTGTCGATGGACTGGGGCCAGGTCAACTATTCCTCGGCCCGCGCCGCGCTGCTCGAGGTCTGGCGCGGATTTACCGCCCGCAAGGAGCATTTCGCCCAACAGTTCATGGCGCCGATCTATGCCGGCTGGCTCGAGGAAGCGATCGACCGCGGAACCATCACATTACCCAAGGGAGCGCCCGACTTCGCGCAGGCCAAAGCGGCGTATTGCTCGGCCAAGTGGATCGGGCCCGGCCGTGGTTGGGTCGATCCCCACAAGGAGGCGACTGCAGCGGCCGAGCGCCTGGCGGCAGGCCTATCGACCCTGGAGCGTGAATGCGCCGAACAGGGCGAGGACTACCTTGAGACGATCCAGCAGCGGGCGCGGGAGCGCAAAGAAATGATCGCGCTCGGACTTGATCCGGACGCGAACTCCGAACGCAAATCGACACCGTCCGATGATGACGAGGATCCACGGCCGGCAAAGCGGGACAAGGCAGCATGATTCTGCGCCCCGAACTCGCAGCTCGGGTCTTCAACACGCCCCTGTTGATGCACCCGGGCAAGCTCGACGCTGCGCTTACCGGCATCGGGGGCCGGATCGTTGAGGGCGGCGTTGTCATTGATGGTGCCGGGGAGATCATCGAACACGTCGCATTCCAGAACGGGCGGCCGTCGGCCGGACGTGTCGGAGATCGCACGGGTCGACGATATGACGCCAACAGCGTCCAGCCGTTCGACGTGGTCGACGGCGTCGCCCTGATACCGGTCGAGGGGACGCTCGTCCACAAGGGTGCCTATGTGGGCGCCATGTCCGGGCGCACGTCGTACGAAGGCCTGCAGGCGCAGGTGATGCGCGCCATGCGTAACCCCACGATCAAGGCCGCGGTATTCGAGGTCGACAGTTTTGGCGGAGAACTCGCCGGCGCCTTTGAGACCGCCGACATGATCGCCAGCCTCTCCGCCGAGAAGCCGACGCTCGCGATTCTCACGGACCATGCCCTGTCGGCCGGCTACCTGCTCGCGTCAGCCGCGCGGCAGATCATCATGCCCGAACACGGCCGCGCCGGCTCGATCGGCGTCGTGACGTTGCACACGGACTGGTCGAAGGCTCTCGACCAGCAAGGGGTCCGGGTCACGGTTCTGCGCGCCGGCGCCCACAAAATGGCCGGAAATCCGTTCGAGGCCCTCGGTGACGAGGTCGCGCAGCGCATCGTCGGCGACCTGGAAGCGGCGCGGCAGACTTTCGCGGCGAGTGTCGGACGTTACCGCGGCAGCAGGTTCACC